CAGCAGGTTCAAGAACGCTCAAGCTTTCCTTATTAGCCGATGTTGCTGAATTTACAAAAGGCATCAACACAGCCAGTAAAGACACCGAATCAATTGGCGATCAATTCACAGCGTTTGGCAAAAAAGCAGCTCTGGCATTTGCTGCTGCTGGAGCTGCAATTGGTGCATTTGCCGTAGAGTCAATAAAAAATGCCGCAGCTGATGAAAAGGCTCAACGGCTTTTAGCCTTGACAATTGAAAAAACAACTACCGCCACATCTGATCAAATTGCTGGGGTTGAAAAATACATAAGCACAACAAGCGTTGCAATTGGTGTAACCGACGATGAATTGCGCCCGGCTTTTAGTCGATTAGTAAGATCAACAAAAGATGTCGAAGATGCTCAAAAATTACTAAGTTTAGCCTTGGATGTTTCAGCTGCAACAGGAAAACCGTTGGAAGCAATTTCAAATGCTTTAGGCAAAGCCTACGATGGCAATCTAAACTCGCTTGGCAAATTAGGACTTGGCATTGATCAATCAATTCTTAAATCAAAAGATTTTGATAAAGTCTTCAACACGCTCACCGATACATTTGGCGGATTTGCAAATAATGAAGCGCAAAGTGCTGAAAAAGCATTTGAACGAATTAAAATTGCAAGCGATGAGGTAAAGGAACAAATAGGCGCGGCTCTTTTGCCTGTTGTTGCTAGATTAACATCTTACATTTTAAGCAACATTGTGCCTGCGGTTCAAAGTTTTGTAAATGGTTTAACAGGCCAAGCTGGATTAACAGAAAGTCTAACAAAATCAGAAGCAAAAGCACTTGAATGGGGCAAAAAAGTCCGATCTGTTATTGACACAGTCATAAGGTTTAAAGACGAATTGATAGCTGTTGCAGCTGTCATTGGCACAGTTTTTCTTGTCAATAAAATTGCAGCAGGTGTGACAGCTACAATTGCGCTTATCAATACTTTGATTAAGGCTTACAACGCTCTCAAAGCATCATCAATCATTGCCGGTGTTGCATCGGCTTTTGCCTTAAATCCATTGTTAGGCGTTGCAGCTGTTGCTATTGGTGCGGGCGTTTTAGCCGGCGCAAATGCTCTTGCAAATAAATCAAATGTATCTACATCGGGTTCAATAGGAGCAGCCGGATTTAGTGGAACAATGCCAAGCGGCGAAACATTTTCGGATGGTAATTTTGATAGTCCAAAAGTTACTGGAAAAAATACTATTGATGCAACAGCAGATCCGTTCAATGTTGTTAAATATTCAAACAATGCAGCAGATGTTGCAGCCGCTAAAAAAGTCATCGCAGCAATGAATTTTAATACGGGCGGAATCAACGATGCGGCAAACAGCGCAAGAACAGCAGCTGATTTGATTTCAAGTGGATCATCTCCATTTGCGACAACTAGTGCATTTGATAATCAAGGCACAACAATCAATTTAACCGTTAATGGTGCAATTGATTCAGAAGGCACAGCTCGTACAATCGTCGATACTTTAAACAACTCCTATTATCGGGGAACTAATGGGGCTACAAATCTGGTGACGGCATGAGCATTTTTAACCCAGTTTGGCGTGTGATTATTGGTGGCACAACATACACAAATTATGTTTTGGCCAATTTAACAATTACATCTGGGCGCACAAATATCTATGAGCAAGCCAATGCAGGTTATGTCAGTTTGCAATTGATTAATTTAGATCAATCGATTGTGGAGATTCAAATCAATGATGCCGTGACTATCGAGCTGCAAGATTCAACGGCCACTTATGTGCCGATTTTTGGTGGCACAGTCGTAGAATTTGACATTGGGATTGCTGCATCTGGTGTAATTGGGATCAATCAATCGGTTTCCATAACGGCATTGGGAGCTTTGTCTCGATTGCCAAAAGCCTTGACCAATGGCGTTTTAACACAAGATTTTGATGGAGATCAGATTCTTACAATTCTTACAGATTTACTGGTCAATTCTTGGAATGAAGTGCCAGCAGCTCTAACATGGGCAACCTATGATCCAACAAAGCAATGGCAAAACGCGGAAAACACCGGATTAGGCGAGATTGACACACCGGGCAATTATGAATTGGCACAAAGGTCATCATCGACCATTGATGTTTATAGCTTGGTCTCAGCCTTGGCAACATCGGGATTGGGCTACATTTATGAAAACGCCCAAGGCCAAATCAGCTATGCAGACAGCACCCACCGATCGGCTTACCTTGCAGCCAATGGTTATACCGATGTTTCAGCCGCCCAAGCATTGGCGCGATCGTTATCTGTGCAAACTCGATCTGGAGACATTCGCAATGAAATTGTAATCAAGTATGGCATCAATTCATCATCGGAAGTTTCAGATGAGGATGTTATCTCGATTGGCGAATATGGCCGATTGGCTCAAATCATTACGACAACGATCAAGCACCAAAATGATGCTGAGGATCAGGCCGCATTTTACCTAACGCTTCGATCCTATCCACAGTCCAATTTTAATCAGATCACTTTTGAGCTGACAAACTCAGAAATTGATGATGCTGATCGTGATGCCTTAATCAACATTTTTATGGGATTGCCATTGCGTATTACTGATTTGCCGCTAAACATGGCATCTGGCACATATTTAGGATTTGTTGAAGGTTGGACATGGCGAGCCGCTTACAACAGCGTTTCGGTAACGGCTACGCTTTCACCACTGGCATTTTCATTGCAAGCCATGCAATGGCAAGATGTCGCAATTGCAGAACAATGGAACACAATCAGCGGCAGCCTAGATTGGGCAACCGCATTAGTCGTAGCGTAAGGAGAAAAGATGAGTAACCCAACAACGCCATTTGGCTGGCAAATGCCAACGGCAACAGATTTAGTAACCGATCTGCCAGCTGACTTTGAAGTTTTTGGTCAAGCTGTGGCCACATCAATGGGCGATCTATTGGGTGGCACATCTGGTCAGGTATTATCAAAGAACTCAAACACAGACATGGATTTTGTGTGGGTCACTAGCGATGATGCTAACGCCATTCAAAACTCGATCGTCGATGCCAAAGGCGATCTTATTGGCGCAACAGCAGCCGATACACCTGCGCGCTTGGCGGTTGGTACAAATGGTCAAGTGCTAACGGCTGATTCAACTGCTGGTACAGGATTAAAGTGGGCAACTCCGATTGCTCCACCTGTTAATTTATTACTAAATTCTAATTTTGCATTGAATCAACGATCTTATGTTTCAGCAGCTAACTTAGCTTCTGGCTCTTACGGTTTTGATCGATGGAAGTCAAATTACACAAACACAACATTAACTTTTACTGCATCCACACAAGGACAAGAATTAACAATAAATGCAAGCGGTGGTCTGCAACAAATCATAGAACAAGGTCTCGTGCCAGCTGGCACTTACACTCTTTCTTGGACAGGAACCGCAACAGCCCGAGTTTATAATTCGGGCGGGACTCCACCATCATATGCAGCTTCGCCGGTTACTTTTACAGCTGACGGTAGCGCAAATGTGGTAGTCGAATTTACTGCAACTGGAGCGACCAAAACAGTATCAAAGGTTCAATTTAATGCCGGTATTGGAACAGGATGGTCACTTGCAACGCCAACATTGCAAACTGAATTAGCCGCTTGCCAGAGGTACTATTTCCGTTCTACTCCGTCAGGTGCTTATGGCTGGCTAGGTTACGGAATTGCTCAAAGTACAACTGCAACAACAATCGGTGTTGTTTTGCCAAGTCAAATGCGAACATCTCCAACCTCTATTGATTTTTCTACTTTAACTCTTGTTGATGGAGTAAATTCAACTGCGGTGACTGTTTGCACTATAGACACTTCTGTCACAAGCGCAGTTGTTGGGGTGGTAACTGCATCTGTGGCTTCAGGATTGACTCAATTTAGGTCTTATATGTTACGACAAAATGCAAGCGGTTCTGGGTTTATCGGATTCAGCGCGGAACTTTAGGAGATGACAATGGACAATGTAACTTTCATACAGGTTGAAACATTAGAAGGCGTACAAGAACACGCAATCATTGATCATGGCAACGAGGAATACACCTCAATGCTCAAAAGCACTTATGACGAGTCAAAGACAAGTGACTAATTTTCCACAAGGCACATTGCCGCGTTTGATTCAGGTTGCACTCGCTGAGGTGGGCGTGGCCGAAACAGGCAACAATGAGACAAAGTATGGCAAGCACATGAAGGCCGACAAGCTGCCATGGTGTGGGTCATTCTTGAATTGGTGCGCCGATCAAGCTGGAGTGGATGTGCCAAATGTGGTCAGCACTCGCGCAGGAGCCGATGCATTTAGGAAAATGAAAAAATGGCACACAGAGCCAAAGATTGGCGATTTTGCCTTTTTTGACTTTGTTATCGATGACAAGACAATTATCAATCACATTGGCTTGGTAATCCGGGTTTCAGAAAAACAGATTGTGACTATTGAAGGCAACACATCTAGCGGCGGCGATCAACGCAATGGCGGAGAAGTCATGGTCAAATCAAGAACTTTGGGAGCAAGGTCATTTGTAGTCGGTTACGGCCGACCAACTTATGGCGCGTTTTCGGGTGATTTGCCCGACCGACCAAAAGGAGAAAAATAATGGATCAATTCAAAGCAATGGCGGCCTCATGGGGTCGCTCATATATCGCAGCTGCATTGGCCGTGTATATGGCTGGCGGAGACATCAAGGCAATGGCAATGGGCGGTGTGGCAGCTGTTGTGCCTGTCGTTTTGCGCTGGCTCAATCCAGCTGACAAAGCCTTTGGATCAACTGGCAAATGATTTCAAGACTACGCGCGGCAGGTTTAGCTGTAATCCTTTCGCTAAGCCTTGCCGGGTGTGGTTATCAAGGATGGGTTCGCTATCCATGCCAACTCTACGAAAATTGGGAAAAGCCAGAGTGCATGACACCACAATGTAAAGTGACTGGAACCTGTACGGAGGATTTAATAAACGATGGCGTCAAAAAATAGAGACAGATTAAGCCAAGAGGACATCAAAGCTCGTTTAATGTTTCTGATTGGCGCGGTCTTGTCATTTGTGTTTTTAATTGTCACATTGGGCATCACTTATGCGTTAATCTTTGTAACTCAACCAATTGGTGGCCAAGCTCCCAATGATGCAGCTTTTATTGATTTGCTCAAAACTTTGGCAATTTTTCTCACCGGTTCATTAGGTGGTGTTCTAGCTTCAAATGGCCTCAAAGACAAAACAAAGTCTGAATATGAAAAAGCCATAGAAAAACGATTATCAGCCAACGACACGCCATGATTTAGGCGTAATTCTTGAAAATGTCAGGCTTACCTGTCACTCTCTATTTCGGGAGCTGATACACGGCTTCCAGAATCGGGAGCAATAAAATGAATGAAGCAACAATTGTAATCGCAATGGTAATTGCTGGAGCCTTGTGGGCTGTGATGGCTTACTCAGTAGGATTTAAAGAAGGCGAACGACAAGGCTATTCCAGAGGCCGCGCAGTTAGCCGCCACGCATCAAGCCGGGTGACTTCATGATTCTCGAAGGATATGAATCAGTCGCAGAACGCATCGAGAAATTCTGGAATCACTATCTTGGCATTGGCCGCATTGACACAGAGCTGGTCTATCAGGACGGCACGCGCTACATCGTCAAGGCTTACGGCTATCGGGAAACAACTGACTTAGTGCCATTTGCCACAGGATACGCCGAGGAAATCCGTAGCACGGCAAACCGCCATCCCATTGAAAATGCAGAAACCTCAGCGATTGGGCGCATGCTTCATGCAGCTGGCATTAGCAAATTCTCAGATGGAATTGAACGGCCATCATTGGAGGAAATGAGAAGCTATCAAAACAAGCTCTCTGTTGTGCCTCCTATAACCGAGGCTGATTTGATTGTCAAAGAGGCTCGCGATCCATGGAGCTTTAATGCAGCTATTGAATCAGCTGAACCGGGCGTCATTACAGGCGGAGCGCAATGCAAGCACGGCTTTATGAATCACAAATCAGGAGTGGGCAAGACTGGCAAGCCGTATGAAGGCTATGTCTGCCCGGAGACTGATCGCAATCAGCAATGCAAGCCGGTGTGGTTATGAGCAACTTCTCAGAGATCATCAATATAAAAAACATGACTGGCCTGTTGTTACTCAATGGCGAAGTTGTCCAGGAGTACAAAGTCGAGAAGTGCGACAAATGCGGCAGGATTGAGAAGCTAGACAAATTCGGCTATCAGAAATCTGATCCGGCAATGAACCTCATTTGGTTTTGTGGTGAGTGCCGATGATTACACATTTAGATGAGGTGCTGTGCATGGTCAAGGCCATCCAACATTGCACAGATCGATCTGCTGACCACCCAATGCGCTTTCAGCGCAGCTTGTCATGGTTTGAATATGTGGCACAGATGGCTGAATCAATGGCAGCCGAATGGATCGTGGCTCGCACATTGGGCTATGACTATGAACCCGGCATTACATGGGATAAAAGCAAGGCAGATGTGGGCAGCAACATTGAGGTCAAGTGGTCTCCTAACCCAGATGGCAACCTATGGATTCAAGATAGCGATCGCCATGATCGCGACATTGCTGTGCTTGTCACAGGCCAACAGGCCAAGATGAAGATCATTGGCTGGATTCCTGTGGCAATTGCTAAGAAGCCACGCTATCGAAACACAGCTCAAAACAATTGGAGTGTGCCTCAAATCAATCTCCAACCCATTGAGACATTACAGAGGAGCATCCATGCACATCCTTCTATTTGATTGCTCCATCTGTGCAAAGCTGTTTGGTAAGCCTAAGCAACGCCATGGCTTGAAGAAAGGTGCAGAGCTGACAGAGCATGAATGGTTTGCACAATGCATGAGCTGTGGAACATTCGGCATTAAGATCGTTGATGATGCTCGGATTGAGGAGTTAAGCCAATGAATAAGTTATCCACAGGCTTTATCCACAGGCTGTGCGAAACGCCCAACAGCACGCTCAATCTTGCAATGTATTTGCTATCGTCGGTACGCTCCATGCTCGTGGGCGAGCCGCTGTGGCGGATAGCTCGCAAGCGATGCTTGGTGCTATTGGCCATGCTATTTGTTGTTGGCACAACACCGGCACATGCCACAAAAGCTGCAACAACATCAATTGATTCATTGAAGCTTTATGCACATTCAAGGATTATTAACTACAAAGAATTCCAATGCTTTAATACATTGATTACCAAGGAATCTAATTGGAGAATAGAAGCTATTAATCCAAATGGTAATCACTTCGGCTTAGGCCAAATGCGTAACACTAAGTACCGTAACCTTGATGGATTCAGGATGATTGACTGGACTCTTAAATACATTGATCATCGTTATCAAAGCAAGATATGTGATGGAGCCTTAGCTCATTGGCGCAAGCATGGGTGGCATTGATGAGTCGTAACTGGACAGGTGGCAGCACAGCTCGTTGGCGTAAGATCAGAGAGATGGTTCTAAAGCGTGACGGATCGTGCCAGATGTGTGGGCAGACAGAAGGCCCCATGCACATAGATCATGTGATCCCGAAGCGTTTGAACGGTGGCGATGAAATGTGGAATTTGAGGCAATTATGCCAAAAGTGCAATTTGAGCAAAGGTGGTCGGTTTTTTGAGGCGGACAGGACAC